GGCATGGTCGGTGCCATCGTGGTGCGCGACGGAGTGATAGGCAAGGGTCACGGAACGTTCCAGGCGGTGAAGCGCATCTATGCCGATGGGGAGCGGCTGTATCCCGCGCCGGGTAAGGCGGCCGACGCGGTGCCGTACGACAAGGACACCGTGCCGGTGATGGATGTGTCGGGCTGGTCGGAGGAACAATTCCGCGCGTATGTCATCGCCGATAATCGCTTGGCGCTCGACGCTGGATGGGACAGAGAACTGTTGCGGATCGAGATCGACCAGCTCATGTCGGTCGACGCGGATTTGAAGGTGTTGGGGTTCAGCACGGGCGAAATGTTGAGTTTGATGGTGCCTGACGGCAAAACCGACCCGGAGCAAGTGCCGGACGAACCCGAGACACCAACGAGCACGCCCGGCGATATTTGGTTGATGGGCAATCACCGGATCATCTGCGGCGACGCGACTAAAAAATCCGATGTCGTCGCGCTGCTCGCGGGCGCCAAACCTAATCTGATGGTCACCGATCCGCCGTACGGCGTGTCCTACGATGCAATATGGCGGGAAAAAATAGGATGGGGTAAGCGCGCAGCCGGCAAAGTCGAAAACGATCACCAATCCGGCTGGTCTGCGGCATGGCAACACTTCGACGGGAATATCGCCTATTGCTGGCACGCAGATGCTTACGCGAGCGTTGTGCAGCAAAGTTTTGAGTCTGTCGGGTTCAAGGTTCGCAACCAGATCATTTGGGTGAAGAATCAAATCGTTATCAGTCGCGGCGATTATCACTACAAACACGAGCCGTGCTTGTACTTGGTGCGCGGCACTGGCAACTGGAATGGTGACCGAAAGCAGTCAACGGTGTGGGAAATCGACAAGCCACAAAAAAGCGAGACCGGGCACTCGACCCAAAAACCTGTGGACTGCATGATGCGACCGATCATCAATCACACCGATGGCGGCGACGCGGTATACGAACCATTCAGCGGATCGGGCACCACGATCATCGCGGCCGAGATGTCGGGACGGACGTGCTTTGCTGTTGAGATCATGCCGGCATACGTGGACATGGCCGTGATGCGCTGGCAAAACTACACCGGCAAACGCGCAACACTCGAAGGCGATGGACGTACCTTCGACGAAGTGAAAACCGCACGATCACCTGAAACCGTCAACGCGTAAACGAAAGGAACTGCCATGCTCAAACTACTGATTGCACTGTGTTTTCTGCTGCTTGGATTCGCCCAGGTCGGATGCGCCGCCACCATCGCGGCGCCGGGCGCATCGAACATCGCCGTCGGACCGAATTCGCTTGTCGGCAAAGACTTGATCGACGCCGCCAGCATCGCAGATCAGGCCGTTGCCATCGGCGCTCTGCCGAGGGACGATCCCCTGCCGGTGTGTCTTCATGACGCGTTGCAAAAACTGGGCATTGAAGCCGTGCCCGGGCAACCGCTGGCTACGCCGCCGTCATTTGAAGCCAAAGCAGAGGGGGTGATCAGCGCGGGCGTGATCCTGTATTTACAGCTCCAACGGCTGAAAATGCTTTCGACCGGCGGCGGACTGCAAATCGATCCGGCCTGTTACGCGATCATCGGCCGCATCGCTGTGGACGGCATGCGTGATGTCAACCGGGCAGCGCTGCCGCTTGGCCTGAGGGTGTTCGGACTGTGATCTATGATGAGAGGCCGCAAACCGACGCCCATCGCACTGCGGCTGATTAACGGCAATCCGAGCGGCCGCCCGTTGCCGCGCGCGGACATGCCGGCCGGCGCCGAACTGCTCGAACCGCCGGGTTACCTCGGTGAGCTGGAAAAATCAATCTGGAAGCACGCCATCGATCATGCGCCGCGTGGTCTGCTGCGAAACATCGATGGCCGGCTGTTCCTGATATGGGTCAACGCCGCGGCGCAGTATGAGAACGCCGCCAAAAAGGTCGAAGAGTTCGGCCAGGTGATCAAAGGTACCAAGGGAATACCGATTCAGTCTCCGTACCTGTCGATCATGAACCGGCAGGCGGAACTAATGATGAAGGCCACAGGTGAACTTGGATTCAGTCCCACAAGCCGAACACGCATCACGCTCGCCGGCGCCGGTGCGGAAAAAGCGCAAAACCGCTTCGCCAACAACGCCGCCCGGCGTACGTGATTACGTTGCCATCGCCGACGCGTTCGCGCGCGATGCGATTGCCGATGTCAATCAGGATACCAACTGTTATTGGATCAGGCTGGCAGCATCGCGGTACCTGAAAGACCGCAAGCGCGCCGCGGCCAAGGGTGGACCATTCCGGTTTTCGCTGATCCACGCCAACGACGCATGCGATTTCATCGAAAAACTGCCGCACGTCGAAGGGCGGTGGGACACCGAGACCGTGGTGCTGCATCCGTCGCACGTGTTTTTTTTGGTCAACCTGTTCGGCTTCCGCCTGCATAACGGGTCGCGTCGATTCACCAGCGCTTTGCTGTGCATCGCGCGAAAGAACGCCAAGTCATGGCTTGCCGCGGCGATCATGCTGTACTGCCTGTGCTGCGAAGACGAACCCGGACCACAGGTGATCTCCGCAGCAACCACCGGCAGTCAGGCGCGCATCGTGTTTAACGCCGCCAAGCGCATGGTTGAAATGACGCCCGATCTGCGCGAGGCATTCAATCTTGAGCCCTACGCCAACGCCATCGCCAATTGGCAGGTGGCCGGGAACTTCAAGCCGATCAACGCCAAGGCCTCGACGCAGGACGGATTAAACCCGTCGCATGTGGTGCTGGACGAAATCCACGCCCACAAGACGCACGACCTGCTCAACGTGCTGCAATCAGCGGCCGGCGCCCGGCACAACGTCCTGTGGCTATACACCACGACCGAGGGCTACGAATCGCCCGGACCATGGCCGGAAATGCGCAAATTCGCCCAGCAACTACTGTCCGGCACGCTCGAAGCCGATCACTTTTTCGCCCTGATATTCACGCTGGACGAACAGCGCGGCGCGCCGGGTGATGCCGATTACCGCGCAGCGGACGACGATTTCGACGAATCCAAGTGGATCAAGGCGAACCCGTTGATGACGGTCAATCCGATACTCGCGCGCGAGATCGCCAAGGCCGCCATCGACGCGAAGCAGATGCCCGGCCGTCACGCTGAATTCAAGATCAAGCGCCTGAACCGGCCGGCGTCCAGTGCCAACACGTGGCTGAACATCGAACGCTGGAAGCGTTGCAACGGGGCCATCGATCTGGATTTCCTCGAAGGTAAGGATTGCTGGGCGGCCATCGACGGCGCCAGCACCACCGATTTGATGTCCTTCCGCCTGGTGTGGCGGCATGAAGGCGTGGTTTACACGTGGGGTCGCAACTGGGTGCCCACAGACGCCGTCGCGCAGCGGACCGAACGCGGTACCGTGCCCTACGCGGCATGGGTGCAGGCCGGCTTGATCACCCAACTGCCGGGCAACGTGCTGGATTATTCGGTGATCGAGAACGACATCGTAGGCCTGTGCGAGCGCTTCAAGCCAAAGATCGTGGCGTACGACTCATGGAACCTGCGCGACTTGGTGAGCCGGCTGACCAAACGCCTGCCGAAACGCCGCATGCCGGACGACAAGATGAAATCGATCCTCGAAGAATTTCGGCAGGGTGGCAAGTCCTACAACCCGGCGATGCGGGAATGCGAGCGGCTGTATCTGTCGGGCAAGTTACAGCACGGCGGTGATCCCGTGCTCAATTTCTGCGCGGCCAACGTGGTACCGCGCTTCGATGAAAACATGAACATGTCGCCCGACAAAAAAAGGGCCGCGGATCGCATCGACGCGGCGGTCGCGCTGTTCATGGCCATCGGCGTGATGGGATTGCCGGCGCCAGAGCCAAGGAAGTTCCAAGCCATTTTTGTCTAAAAAACATTGCGTATCAATGACATAGCCTGTGGATAACTTCCAGAAAACGAAAATTTTCGGCGTAAATTCTAAACCCCTGTTTTTTGGTAGGGCACCGCTGTTGGATCACCAACAAACCATTGAAAACATTGGGATTTTTGACTGCGCTACTTGTACTACTTTTTCAAATTCAAAAGAAAAAAACAAGTGCAGTCAAATATCAGTCAGTGATCATGTCACCGATCAACGTTGGAAGGCTACCGGTTTGTACCTTCCGATAATGGTTTGGGGCTTACATCGTTGGAAGAGGGGCGCCCGAAGGTGGGGCGCGGTTTTTGTAGTGGCCGAAGCCCTTTTAAGGGCAAGGGCTAGTCAGTACATGCTAAACCCGACTTTTTGTTACAAATAGTTCATATGTTCGTACACCATATGTAGTGGTCGCCCGACACCAAAACCACAACCTATGGTGTACTGATTCTGGACACCACTACATGTTGTGGTTTCGAAAGTACTTGACACAAGATATAGTGGTTTTTGGGGTCGCTCAGAGCAAAAACCACAATAGGTAGTGGTTTTCAGGATTCGAGCCGGCCGGAAACCACAATAGGTAGTGGTTTAGGTCTCAAGATCGGCAGAAACCACAATAGGTAGTGGTCGACGGCCGTTTTTCTCATACAAACCACAATAGGTAGTGGTCAGCGGGGAAAAAGGGCACCAACCACAATAGGTTGTGGTTTCCGGCCATTTTTTCTTGTAAAACCACAATATGTAGTGGTTCAACCCATGGAGGTTTCACGTGAAACATCTGTATTCCAAGATCACCGTAAAGTCGGTCGACGAAGATCAACGCATAATTGAGGGCATCGCATCGACGCCGGCACCGGATCGGACTGGTGACATTGTAGAACCGGACGGCGCCGTGTTTTCGCTGCCGATGCCGTTGCTGTGGCAGCACAATTCCTCCCAGCCCGTCGGCCACGTCACGGCGGCCACGATCACCAAAGACGGGATTTCGATCACCGCCAAGCTGGTCAAGATTGATGAACCGGGCGCCCTTAAGGATCGGCTCGACACCGCTTGGCAGTCGCTCAAGAGCGGGCTTGTGCGCGGATTGTCCATAGGATTCAACGCATTGGAATCCGCCAGGATTAAAGACACGTGGAGCCAGCACTACATCAAGTGGGAGTGGCTGGAACTGTCCTGTGTGGTATTACCGGCCAACGCCGATGCATCGATCACCGCCATCAAATCCGCAGATCGTGATTCGCTCGCGGCCGCGTCCGGCCAGAAAAGCACGAAAGTCGTAAGCGTTACAACCCCACCCGGCGCTTCGGGAATCAATCTAAAACCCATCAAAAAGGACACTGAAATGAAAACGATTGCCGAACAAATTGCCGCGCTGGAAGCCAAACGCGCGGCCAACACCGCCCGCATGAGCGAAGTCATGCAAAAGGGTCTCGACGAAGGCCGGTCCACGGACGACGCCGAGGCGCAGGAATTCGATACGCTGACCGAGGAAGTTAAGCGCATCGACGCCGACCTGGTGCGCCTAAAAGCGCTGGAATCGGCGCAGATCAAAACAGCGGTGCAAGTCACGCAGGCCGCTGGTACCGATCCTGCCGCCGCCGCTGCCGCGCGCGCGCCGGGCCGCAGTCCCATCATCACCGTGCGCACCAATGCCGAAAAGGGCATCGCCTTCACGCGGTATGTGAAAGCGATGACCCAGGCCAAGGGCAACGCCATGCATGCGGAGCAGATTGCGCGCTCAAACCAAGATTGGATGGACAACACGCCCGAGGTTGCGACGGTGCTCAAAGCCGCGGTCACCGGCGGCGACACCACCACCTCCGGCTGGGCATCGGAACTGGTCTATGCGCAGAATCTCACCTCGGAATTCATCGAGTATCTGCGCCCACAGACCATCCTGGGCCGAATTCCCGGTATTACGCGCGTGCCGTTCAATGTGCGCATCGCCGGCGAAAGCGGCGTGCCGACGGGTTACTGGGTAGGGCAGGGCGCACCGATCCCGGTGAGCAAATCGACCACCAACTCGATTTCAAT